GTGATAAAACTGGTTATATTTTAGGCATGTGTCCGGTTGGTCGAGGAAGCGGTCTTGAAAACCGTTGGCTGTAAAAGGTTCGGGGGTTCGATTCCCTCACATGTCGTAATGGTATTGTGGAGTAATGGTATCTCAGCAGATTGCTAATCTGCCCTACGGCAACGTAGTCCGTGTTCGAATCACGGCAGTACCGTTTTATAATAAAAGTTGATTATCCCCATGGATGAGACATCTGGGGTAAGGCAAAGGGGGACAACATGGATGCGTTATTAAAATTATTAGAAGGCGAAACAATCTTTGGCGTGTCGTGGTCAATGATCATTCTTGCGATCGCTGCTTTCTTCTATCTTAGGAAGAAATATAATAAATGGATTGACAGTGAACTCAAGAAAAGGCAGGCTGAAGAACTGCGAGACAAAAATATTCAAAAATCATTAAATGAAGTGAAGAAGCTTCAGGAAACCCATGCTCAAGATCGTACGAAATATGAGGCACAGCTGGAGCAGGAACGCCAAGATCGTGAAGCAACTCGTATTCATGATCGCAATCAGAGTTTTGAAATACAGCGCCAGCTCACAGAAGCTATTCAACGTATTGAAGAAAAACAGGACACTTTTGCTGAGACTCAACAACGGAATATGGCTTCTATTAATGAATTATTTGAACGTAGCCGGAAATATGAACTTGCAAGTTCTCGTGAAAAATTGCTTCACTCTTATCGTTACTATACAAATCCAGATGTAAATCCACGATTGGAATGGACGGAATTAGAATCTGAAGCATTCTGGGAACTGTTTAATAGTTATACAGAAAACGGTGGAAATAGCTTCATGCACAAGAATGTAGAGCCAGAAATGCGGAAATTAATCATTGTCGATATGGAAGATCTTGATTCTGTAACCAAATTAATGGAAAGCAGAAAAAGGACGTCATAGAGTTTCAAATCAAAGGCGGGTGATATCATGGCAAGAAGAACAGATAAACCGAAAAAACGGTGTCAGAGATGTGGAAAAGAAAAACGGTTTGAGGATTTTTATATTAGTCGAAGCCCACTTTTCCAGCAAGATGGAAGGGTCCCGATCTGCAAAGATTGTGTCTTTGGGCTTATTTTAGATGATGAGAACCGCATTGATCCTCTGAAACTAAATGATGTGTTGCGTAAAATCGATAAACCGTATTATAAAAATTTGTTGGAAAGTGCATATCTACAGTTTGAGACAGAAAATCCATTTGTTGACAAAGAAGATATTCCGAATCACGGAGATAAGATTTTATCCTTTTATTTCAAAAATATTGCAATGAGGCAGAACGTAAATAAGGGATATGGAGATTCTGAAAAGGAAAATTTTATAAATCAGAATACAAATTTGAGCAATACTGATCTCGATGCTATCTCCAGAAAATATCCAGATATTCTACACAAGCATGAAAAAGCTCAAAATATTGTCAAGAAAAAAGAAGAACCCCTCTCCTCTTCTACCGATGATTTCCAAGTAACAGATGAAATGGTACGTCTTTTTGGTGAAGGATACACGATTACTGAGTACCGGAATATGTACTATAAGTACAAAAACATTACTGAAAACTATTCTGTACAGACTACGCTCCATCAAGAAGCGTTGGCAACTTACGTGCGTTTTAAGGTAAAAGAAGAAATGGCGACTGCGGAAGGAAATGTTCTTGATGCACAGAAATGGTATACTGCTGCCGCCAAAGCAGCTGAAGATGCTAAACTGACTCCAAAGCAAATGTCGAAATCAGATCTTCAAGGTGGAATTACGAGTTTTAGTGACATTTTCCAAGCGGTTGAAAGTGCCAATGAGCGAATCCCCATTTTTCCGGAATTTAAATATCGCCCGAATGATGCGGTCGATTTTATTATCTGGTGCTATATCAATTATGAAAGAAATTTAAATGGAATGCCAGAAGTTCCGTATTCTGATATCTATCATTTTTATGATCAGAAAAAGCAAGAATATATTGACACTTATGGTGATCCATATGGAATTTTTACCGATGATCCTACTTCGGAGAATCGGCCTAATGTTGAGAAGTTTATTACTATTCCTCCCGAATTTCAAGAGGAGTAACAACCATGAACTTAGGTTCTGGCATTAATATAAAAAATTGGACATATTTCTGTAGTTTTGCTCGATGGTATCCTGATCTGTTTCTGGATTTAATCAAACCAGAAAAGGGAGGACTTAATTTACATACAGATCAGCGGGTCTATCTTCGTGCAATGCTACGGTTCGTATCATTTTATGGTGTTTTCCCAAGAGGTTAAATAGTAGCCTCCTAGAATTGGAAACTTTTCTAGTAAAACCGGGCAATATCGATGAACTGCTTGTTTGATACGGCAAGAGAATATCGAGATAAGTAGGCGGATTTCGCAAGGTCGTCTATCATCGTAACGCGTAGGTGTTGAATAAATATAATATACCCACGAGTGTCCGGCACGATGGTTTATAGAATCATCCAGATTATGCCTAACGTAAAACGAGGGTGAAAATGTACGCTGAACTTACAAGTGATTGTAAGAACTAAAAGATAAAAAGCTTTTAGGATAACATAATTGTACGGGAAAACATTTGATGAAGTTTTAGCTTCCATTTTAGTTTGTATCTTCTATCCAGAGATCACAATTTCTCTTACAGCGCAGACAAAAGAAAACGCTGCAGATCTGTTAAAAGATAAATATGAAGAAATTATGCGGTTCTATCCTATGTTGCAGAATGAAATTGCAAAAGCAAGTTTTGCCAAAGGTGATGCAACGATTAAGTTTGTAAACGGGGCTACATTAGATAATTTAGCGAATGCTCAATCTTCTAAAGGTCAGCGTCGAAAAAGGATGAATATCGAAGAGTCTGCCTTGATTGATGATGCAACTTTTCAGGATGCTTTAAAACCTATCGTGGAAGTTCCTCGTGTCTGTGTTGGAAAATATTCTATTACTGACCCAGAAGAACTAAATCAGCAAATCAATTTCTTTACGACAGCCGGATTTAAAGGTTCTGACGAATATGAACGTTCGGTTCGGATGTGTAAAGACATGATAAATTTGAAAGGCACCTTAGTTTTAGGTTCTAGCTGGTGGCTTCCTTGCTATTACGGACGAGGATCTACAAAGAGCCAGATCTTCCAAAAGAAACAGGAAATGTCATCTGTTGCATTTGCTCAGAACTATGAATCTAAATGGGTTGGAAGTTCTGACGGTGCTTTGGTAGATGTAAATAAGCTGCTGAATTGCAGAACCCTTACCTCTCCTGCTGTCAATTATAATAAGTATGAAGAGGAAAACTATATCGGAGTCGATGTGGCTCGTTCTCAAAAAACCAATAATAATCAATCTTCTATTGTCGTGGGCCGTGTTATTCGGAACCGTGAATCTAACAGAATCAAATCGATTGAAATTCCAAATATTATCTCTGTCGCAAATACTTTGAACTTTACAGCACAGGCATGTTTAGTTAAGAAAACGAAAATTGACTTTAATGCCAAAATGGTGATCGTCGATGGTAATGGTCTTGGAGCCGGATTAATCGACGAATTACTGAAAGATGCTTATGACCCAGTTACTGGTGATTATCTTGGATGCTGGAATACAGTTAATACAAGCAATGAACCGGAAATCAAGGAAGCAGAATCTTGTTTGTTTGATATGAAGGCACAAGGGAATCAGAGTAAAGTCATTACAGACTTTATTGATATTGTAGATTCCGGTCGTCTTCGACTTTTAGCAAAGAAATCTGATTCTGATTTTACTGCAAAAGACCGATCTGATCCGACATTGCATATCCTTCCGTATGTGCAGACAGACCTATTGTTTGAAGAAATTGCGAATTTAAAGATTAGATATATGAATAATAATTCTCTTTCTATCGAAAGAGTTGTAAAGAAAATGGATAAGGATAGATTCTCTGCTTTATCCTATTTAATCTACTATATTGTAGAATTTTGTTCCTATACCAAGAAACAGGTTGAAGTTCCAAAGCATACGTTATCGTTAGCACGCAGACCTTCAATTGCATCGATTTATAGGTAGAAAGGCAGTGAATATGGAGCAGAAAAACTCTACTGAACAAAAGTTAGAAGAATTATATCAGTCTGACAAAAAAGCTTTTGAAGATTTTGTTCATTCAAAAACTTCGACTATGGATTTTGCTTCCCTGCGCCGTCTGGTAATTTCAGAATTATCACTGAAAAACACAATTACCCCGACACGTATTTGTGGGTTTTCCAGAAAACAAATCCTGCTGATGTGTCAATACCCAGAGCGATACGGAAAAAATATTTTACGTCTGATGAACTATATGTATCAAAAGTCTGGCTATATCAAGCGTCTTATTGATTATTTTAGCAATATGGCAAAAGCTCAATTTTATATTGATACAGAAGTCACGTCTGTGAAATATATGGAAAAAATGAATGACCCAAGATTTCAAACCGAAATCAAAAAGAACTATTTTAAATTTTCTGCACAAGCATCCAAATTTAATATGTCAAATCAGATCAATGACATTATTCATCGCATGATGTTGAACGATATTGTATTCGCATATGTCGATGAAACCGAAACGGATGTATCTTACTATTATCTTGATCCTCGTTACTGTCAATTAAAAGGATTGGTAAATGGGAATATCTTTAGTTTCTATATTAATCGCTCTTTACTTTCCTCTTCTGTCGTAGAAGAATTTCCTCCATCATTACAGGAATTGTTGGAAGGAGCAAAAGAACAGCCCAGTAATTTAATCGATGTTCCGCTTGAACATTCATTTTGTGTGAAGTATAACAGCGATTTTCTGTATGCATTTCCTCCATTTTTTTCGATGATTGCAGATGTCATGCTGATTGATGAATATAAAGACCTCGCAAAAACCAAAGCAATTAATGACGCTTATAAATTGCTGGTATTGAAGGTTCCTACAAAAGATGGACAGATGACTATGGATGATAAAGTCCTTTCTCCTTTCATCCAGACTGCGGTACAGGTCATTCAGGACAATATCGGCGTTCTTCCTTATCCGGGGGATGTGGATTCCGTGGAGTTCTCCTCTACGAATTCGGACGACCGGGATAAGGTGTCAGATGCAACAACCTGGGCTTTTGCGGAAGCTGGTGTGTCTGAAGCTTTACTTTCTGGATCTTCTTCTGGTAGCGAATTAAAATTGAGTATCACGAATGATAGTGGGGATGTATTTCGAATCTATAGAAAAGTTGAAGACTGGATTTCATTGCAGATGAAAATTCGTGGCTTCCTTGATAAAAACTATCGGTTCATATATCGCCTGTTAGATATTACAACATTTAATTCGCAAGAAGTGATCGACTCTGAGTTAAAACTTGCTCAAGCAAGTATGCCAAATAAACAAAAGCTTGCTGCTGCGATGGGAATGTCCCCGGCATCTTTCATGGGAAATATTTCGATAGAGCAAGTGATGTTTCGTGATGTGTTTGACTTAATGACTCCTTTGAAATCATCCTATACCGAGTCTTCTTCTGACCAAGGAACGGCTGGCAGGAACCAGATTGATGACGAAGATTTAAGCACCAGCGGAGAACGTGCAAGAGAAAATGATACGAATGATCCTGCTAATCGAGTATAAGGAGGTGTCATCGTGAGATTAATCAATGTATTAAATAAAGAAAAAGCTGATGAATTGAAGGCGCATGGTTTTGATTACCGTGAAATTCAGATTGATAGTCAGACAGTTTATCAGTTTATTGAAAGTAAAGAATTGATCGATGAGCTGTCTTCAAAATTTGAAGAATGCTCATTTTTCATTTCTTCATATATGAACTTTTGAGAGGAGGTGCGAATTGAAACCTAAGTACTTACGGTATGATACAGAGTTTCGGTTTCAGTTATCTGGATCAGAAGTTTCCTATAATAAGCAGTTTGCTTTAACTGATATTCTGCTCTGCTATCACGGAAAGAATCGAAATTATTCAAAAATCTCTAAAGAAGTAATTAATAATGCTCTTCCAAGTTTATATGGGATTCCGATTGTAGGGGAATTCATTTATAAGGAAGGCGAAGAGGATTTCGGAACTCACGGCGGGAAAATTATAATCGACAGCGAAGGTATTAAGTTTGAACAGACTACAAAACCATATGGGTTTATTACAAAAGAAGCGGTCGAAAATGCACAGTGGGTCACAATTACAGAAAAAGATGGTCATACCAAGCATGAATACCTGCAGCTAAAAGGATGCATTATTTGGAAAGAAAGGTATCAGGAAGTTGAAACAATTCTTGACGAGAAGCATCCGCAGAGTATGGAGATTGCTATTGATAATGCACATTATACAGATGATCACTATTTAGAAATTGATGAATTCACATTTTCTGCTGCCTGTATCCTTGGTACTGACGTAGAACCATGTTTCGAGGAAGCATGTATCGGAAGACATTATGAAATGGATTCTTTCAAGCAGGAATTCCAACAT